CCCTGGCGACCCCTGGTGCAGGCTGGCAGACGCGGGGCATGCACGGCGCCCGGGATTACCTTTTTTGCTTGTAGCCTTTCGCGTAAGCCTCTGAAACCTTGGCCATCACCCGTTTGTGGTCCGGATGTTTCGGGTCAAGATAAGCCTCGCTGTTGCGCAGCTGATCAATGTCCTCAATCTCTGCGGCACCCATCTGGTTGGCCGACGTGTCGTCTTCAAACTCCTTCCCGATCCAGTCCAACAGGCGGATCACCTGCGGGTTGTTCATCAACCTGGCATCAGACGTGATCGCCTTGACGACATCTTCCGGGGCCTGGCTCAACGTGTAGTTCACCCGGTTCATCCGCTCGGTGAATTTGTCTCCCCACTCCCCCTGCAACTCGGTAGTCGCCGCCTCCATGGTCGCTTTTTCTTCGGCGATCGCGTCGCCGAGCAGCGTCCCGAACAGTGACAGCACCCCCTGAGCATGTTTGTTGTTCAGGCCGATCTGGTGCAACTGCCCGAGCACCGCTTTTTCCTTTTCTGGATTGCGGTCAAACCCTTCGGGCAGATAATCCTCGATCTGATACCCGTCGGCCGACTCCGGCGGCTCCTCGTAGCCGTGATGATGTTTTTCCAGCTTGGCGTAGGCGGGCAGCGCCTTTTCGACAATCGCCTTGTAATCCGGCTGGCCGTCTTCTCCGGTCACCAGAAATTTTTCAGGGATGCTCAGCCCGCCACCTTCACCGCCGGTGCCGCCACCGGCTCCACCATCTCCACCGCCGGGGGCCTGCCCGGTCAGCAGTCCTCCACCGCCCTGGCTGCCGGCACCGCCGCCATCGCCACCTTCACCACCCTGTCCGCCATCGCCACCGGCACCACCGTCGTCCCTTGCCAGCGGGTCAAAAAGCAGCGGGAACCTGGTCTGATAAATGACCGCCTGAGTCACTGGCCGCCCTCCGTCATTTCATCGGCCCTGGCATCAGCCAACGCCAGCAGTTCCTTATCTTCGACATCCTTCATAATCGCCGTCAGCTGGTCCAGATCCGTCGCCTCGGCGATCTGTTTCTTCACCTCATCGGCAGACATGGTCTTGCCTTTTTTCTTGCCCTTGCCCTTGCGCCCGGGATCCGGGACCGCCGCGCCACCATTGGCCAGGTGGTCGATCTCCTTCTCCAGCTCTCCGATGCGGTCCAGCTGGTCCTGGAACTCCGTCGCCGGGACAACCACAAACCCGCGCGACTCCAGTTCCTTGGTCAGATCCTCCAGCACCAGCGACGACATCGCTATCGTCACCGGCTGCGGCGGCGCTGCCGGCGGCGCGTTGACCGGGCGGGCATCGGGATGCCCTGAGGTTTCGATCGGCTGCTCTTCGACCAGGTGTCCCTTGCCTTCGACAAACCGGGTGACGGTTCTGGTTCTGCGCTCGTTCATGGTTCCTCCTCTAGTCCGCGCACTTGGCCATGATCTTCATGACCAGGGCCTTCATGCCCAGGTTGTAATGTGTCTGGTCAGGCTGTCCCGGAACCAGCTGCTCGCTGTAAACATGCTCGGCGGCCAGCTCCTCAAGAATCGCCACGCCGTCAGGATCTTCCTGAAAAATCCGCCGCCAGGTCTGTGCCGGTACCGGTTTGCGTTGCTCAGCCACTTGCCACTCCCGTCATCATCGCCGTCGGAGCTGCGGCCTGCGGCTGCCTCGCCCCCCCTGCCGCCGGTTGAACCTGGGTGGGTGTCTTGGCGGCAGAATCTTCGCGCACCTTGCGCAACTCTTTCACCTTGTCTTCGCTCAAAATCAGCGACTTCGGCACCCCCAGAAACTCACCGCGCTTGCGCTCGGCGGCTTCCCAGTCGTAAACATCCATCACCTCGGGCCTGGCCTCGGCCTTGGCCAGCAGACCGGCCTCATATCGATCCATCGCCGCCACGTCTTCCATCTGCTGCGCCCGGGCCAGCGGAGAGACATACTGCAACCGCAGCGGCTTGCCGCGCAGCGGTTCCGGCAACGTCGCACCGTTGCGCAGTTCCTTGCGCAACTGGATCCCGAAACAGCGAAAAACCACCGTCTGCAGATACTCGGCCTGCAGCCGCCCGAACATCGGCCCCAGCAGCTGTCGGATCAGGTTGACCCGATAATGCCATTCAGTCGCCGTTCGGGCCGGGCCCTGCGAGGCCAGCGGCTCCAGCTGGTCTGCCATCAACATGCGCCGGATCGCCGCGCGTTTTTTCTCCGCCTGGATATCGCCGATCTGCACATTGCCAGGCGGGTTCAGCGGAAAGAAACTGTTCTTGTCCTTCATCATCAGGACCTTGCGCGGGCCGATCTTCACCGTCTTCATGTTCAGAACGCCGTCATCGACCGCCCCCCACATGCCGCTGATCTGCCAGTCCGCATTCGCCAGCACCAGGCGCTCGGCCTCGTTTAAGGTCTTGACATCAGGCAGCACAAACGACATCGGCCCCTGCGCGTAGACGCTGTTCGGCAGCCGCAGCCAGCGCGGCACCGCGACGGGGAATTCCGAAAAACCGCCCTCACGAACAATCGTCTTCGACGTCAGGCAGACATGCACCGACGCGAACGGCAGCAGCTCGTCCTTTTTCTTTTTCGGTTTGGATTGATCAACCTGTTTCGGGGCGATGTAATGGATAAATGGGAACCGTTTGAACGGCTCTTTGGTGAACGCCTTCTGGATCTTCTCCGGAAGTTTCTCCAGCCCGTACTCACGGACGGCCTGTTGCGCGTCCAGGGTGAAATGCCTCACCGCGACATCGACCGGAGCGCCTTTCCTGCTGCAGGCGAACCAGCACGAAGCCAGCGGCCAGGCCTCAAAAATATAGGCCGCGTCCTTGTCGCCCTCCTCGATATACAGGGCGCACCACCCGGCATCAACCACATCCAGCATCGCTTCAAAGCCCGCGGCGTCAAAGTTGCTGCTGTGGATATTCTTGTGCACCTTGTCCGCCATCTCGTCGAGCCACTGCTTGACTTCCGTCGGCTCATCGTCCCCGGCGGATATGCCGAACCAGCGGCTGTTTGCCGGGGTCATACCGGAAACCAGCGTGCTTGCCAGAATGTTGGCGCCGTCGGTCGCGGTTGAATCGGTCAGCGCAGCCTGCATGCCGGCCGCCTGCTGTTGTGCGTCTTCGGGGGATGTTTCAAGGTCGGCGCCGAACGCGACGCCGCGGATGGGATGGCTGTACTGGTAACACTGGCGGACATGCCATTCAAGCGGAAGCCTGGTTGACTTCAAGGACTCAAAGAGTTTGACGATCTGTGCCGCCGTCATTTTTGCCCCACCTGAATCATGCCCGTCTCCAATGAATGGATTATGGACCCACCTTTACACCAAAAGGTGTGAAGCTTTCAGGCAGAACGCTTCACTTTTTTACTTGTCCCGTAAAATAGCGCGGACGCGCCGGGGTGAAATCTCGTATTTCAGCGCCAGTTCGTGCAGGTTGCTGCCGTTGAATTCCACGCGGATCTGCCTGTCGCGAGCTATCCGCTCCAGCACCCGGCGGCCCGGGAACGTCACCCGGCGATCCCCAAGCTCTTCCGTCAGCACCTGGATGATCGCCGGGGCCATCTGCTCGAACTCACGGTGCAGCCTGCCATAACAAGCCAACACCTCGTCACACCCTCGTGCCATGTTTCCTCCTGGATGGGTCAATAAAATTGAATCGGGTTTAACTGATAAAACGTATTCTTGTTATTGCTGCTGTTAGAGCGCAGGCCGTAATTTGCACCTGCGCCCCACGTTCGGTCAGCAACCAGGGTTCAGTTTAGCTCTGACTGCGGCGTCTTTAGCCTCCAGCAGTTTCCTAAGTGATACAGTGCGCTCTGGCCCAGATTCAACTAATGCGCACATTGAACACGCCAACTCATAAAAACCAGCAGAAACAACTTGCAGGTGTTCAGGCAGGTGTGCAAACTCGAACCATTTCATCATTCTTTCTTCATTCATAATCGTTCCTCGCTCAAAAATACGCCCTAACCAGCAAATCAAGTCGGACGGGAACAGGCGTCTGAGATTCCCGTAAAACTAGGTGGGTCGCCAACGTAGGCGATCCGCCGCTTATCGCGTTCCGTTAGGTCGAACTACAGCATCCCGTGATATTCACCGGCTTCCTTCAACGTCTCCCGGTGCTCTTCACGGGTCTTGCCGAAATGTTTTTCTGCGCAAGTTGTGCAGAACCAGAACCCGCAGTACAAGCATTTATAGGCTCGATCAATTGGCATGACGTGCCTACACTCTTCGTGGCCGAGCCCATCAGGTCGGCTCGGCTGTGTCCCCTGACACCGGACAAAATTGTTGAGATCATCGACCTTGCTGGCATTGCTGATTATCTTACCAACCTGCCGACATTGCTCTGCATATCGCCCCATCACCATGCTATACCCATCGTCACACCCTCGCGCCATTGTGTTTCCTCCTGAATAAGTCTTTGCAGGTCTTACACTGATACATATTGCCCAACCCATGGGCCATCGGGTTCTTTATGAACCAACCTCTCCCTCCACAATCTGGACAATCCCGGAATTTGATCACCGTTCCATCCCCGGTCCTGAAATAATCGATCAATTTTCAATACCTCGCGCCAGCTCACATGAACATGGTGAAAGATCTACAGACCAGTTACTGCCGAACCGTGGCTGTATCGTGTATCCATTAAAAAGCCACAACCCCAGCAACGGGCCCCGATCTTCCGGAGGCGTTCTTACTTTAGACATGGCCCCGACAATGCTCCCGCATTGGCAGATAGCAACCCAGCCAGTTGGTCCTATTTTTCTCATCATTATCTCCTCTCGAAATGATCAGACCTGATATCGCCCCCGCTCGTGGTTATCGCAAACCATCGTCCAGTCAATAGACCCTAGCGATTCACTCATATCGGGCTCGGCACACCCGTGCTCAACTTCCCACTTGTCCAGCTCCCAGCTCTTCGGATTGCAACACTGCGGCCCCTCCTCTTCCCACAGGTTGTGCCTGCAGTTCCCGCAGCAGGCAGGGATCTCCTTCGATACGTCCCGCAATCCTTTGGCCTTCAAAATTCCCATAGTTTCCCCCTGTGTTCCTTCTTGAATCGATAAATGACATGGCTGATTGAGCTACACCCCATTATGTCGCAATCATGTTTAGGGTCTTC